GGGTCCACAGTACCCGTTTGGGATTAAGTTATGTTGTAGGGTATCTCGGTTGTTTCTTTTTTGCAACAGTATGACAAGGAGTTTTTGTGTTTTCTGAAGATTTTGATGAGGTATGGGACGTGGAGGACGATGAGGTGCTAGAGTGTGGGTTAGAGAATCCTGAGTATTGTGAAAGTTGTCAGTAGAGGGCGTTATGGATATAAGCCATATTAAAAAAAATATAAATAAGAAAAAGCGTAAAGTTACTTTAGGCGCTGGGTCGGTTGACGCTGCGTACCGTAATACTATTAAAGCGCAGGAAGCTAGTTATGGTCGTGCTAGGCGAAGAGCTACGCAACGCCGTATGAAAAAAGCACGGGGACGGTTTTAATGGCGTATGGTTATGGTAAGCCTATGAAGGCTAAGAAAAAGCGTAAACCTAAAAAACGGAAACGTAAGTAATGCCTAAGAAAAAAGATCCTCGTTTGGCTAGAGCTGGCGTGTCTGGGTATAATAAGCCAAAGCGTACTCCTAAGCATAAAACAAAGTCGCATGTTGTTGTAGCTAAAGAAGGTAATCAAATTAAAACTATTCGATTTGGGCAGCAGGGTAAAACTGGTGATAAGGGTAATACTGCTAGGTCTAGGTCGTTTAAAGCCCGTCATGCAAAAAACATTAAAAAAGGTAAGATGTCTGCTGCGTATTGGGCTAATAAAGTTAAATGGTAAATGGGTTCTGGTAAAGCTACTCCAGTAGAAAAATGGGCTGAGTACTTGTTGCTACGTCGTAGCATGAGTATATATCAAGCAGCGAAACAAGCTGGCGTTAATTACCATTCAGCTAGAGATAATGAATCTGGGCGTATATCTACACGCAATTATGTTATCGCTAAGGAACAAACAGAGCATGTGGGTGTTTCTACTATTCCTACGTATGCGGAGTTACCTGAGGAAGTGCAGGAATGCTGGGACAATATTGAAAAATTTGCTTTGCGCTATTTTGGTATTGTGTTGCAGCCTTGGCAGATAGAAGCCACTGAGAAAATTTTTGAACTTTTTGAAACGCCTTTGGAGGAGTATTGTGTTATCAATGCACCGCCGGGCAGCGGTAAGTCAACGTTTTTTGCGAAAGTGCTTCCAGCATGGGCAACAGTCCGTAACAGGGCGATTAGAGGGATGCTTGGTTCCTCGACGCAACGTCTCGCTGAATGGTATACACGGCGTTTGCGTGCGGAGTTTGAACGTGAGCATGTTGCCCGTGCTGAGTTGAACGATTTGAAATTAGGTTTGGCTGTTGATGCTGAATGCACTATGCAGCAGGATTTTGGCCAGTTTAAACCTGACGCTAAAGAAATATGGCGTGCGGAGGCGTTTACTGTTGTGCAGCAGGGCGACGTGCCGTTGTCTCAGAAGGAGCCGTCGTGGTCTGCGTTTGGTATGGACTCTGGTTTTCTTGGTGGCCGTTTTGATCTTATTATTTGGGATGACGTTTGGGATCCTCGGAAGATGCGTAATAGCGAGTCACGTGCTGACATGTATCGGTGGTGGGATGAGGTAGCTGAAACTCGTTTGGAACCTGCTGGGTTGCTTATTTTGCAGGGGCAGCGTATGGCTTCTGACGATATTTACCGTTATGCGTTGGATAAAGTTGCGCCTGTTGATGACGATGTAGAAATTGAAGATGTTAATGACGGTAAAGTAGATCTTGAAGGCGAACGTAAATACACTCATCTTAAATTTAAAGTCCATTATGAAGATCGGTGCGAGCAGTTACATAAACCTAGTGACGTTGCTTACCCTGAGGGTTGTTTGTTGTATCCTCGGCGGTTGCCTTGGCGACGTATACGACATATTAAAGCGCAAACACCTGACCGTTATGAAATTTTGTATCAGCAGGAAGACACTGACCCGTCGTCGGTGCTAGTTGATCCTCTTTGGATTTCTGGCGGTACTGGCAATAACGGGGTTGAGTATATTGGGTGTTGGGATAATGACCGTGATTTGTGGGAAGTGCCGAAGTATTTGGCTGGCGAAGTAATGGTAATTGCGTCGGCTGATCCGTCTCCGTCTAATTTTTGGGCGTTGCAATGTTGGGCGTATTGTCCTGAATCCGAGTACAGGTATTTGTTAGAATCGCATAGAAAAAAAATGGACGCTCCTTCTTTTTTGGATTGGAACCATGATACGCAAAGTTTTACTGGTATAGCTGAAGAGTGGTGGCAGATAAGTAACGATATTGGCTATCCGATTACGCATTGGATAGTTGAAGCGAACGCTGCTCAGAAATTTATTTTGCAGTACGATCATTTTCGGCGGTGGTCTGCGTTGCGTGGTGTAGAGCTTATACCTCATTACACGCATTCTCGTAATAAAGGTGACCCTAAGTATGGTGTGCAGATGTTGGCTCCGTTGTATCGTTTGGGTCGTATCCGGCTTGCAGGGAAACAAGGAACTAATGCTAGACCTAATTCGTTAAGTTTAGTTAATGAAGTAACAAAATGGAATCCAGAAGGCACAGGGTCTAGAACTGATGACTGTGTAATGGCACAATGGTTTGTAGAACATAATCTGGAGAAACTATACGTACCTGCAATTAAGCCATTAAAACAATGGCGACCTACGTGGGTAACAGCAGAAAGCTAAAACATTGAAAACAGCAGAAGAAATTGTAGACCTGTACTACACCCGTTCATCTAATAATGCTGGTGTAAAAGAAAAAATGCGACATATACGTGACCATTACAATGGCGATGTTATTGTTCCGCTTCCTGAAATAGATACGACAGAATCTTCTGCTGTAGCTAATTTGTTGGCGCAGGGTTTAGATCAAACTGCTATGCGTATAGCGTCAGTTACTCCTGATATTATTTGCCCTCCTGAAGATGAAACATCTAAACAAGCTCAGAAATATTCTGCGATTCGTCGTAAAGCGTTGTTTGGTTGGTGGCAGAACTCAAGAATTGACATGCAACTGGCTAAGAGAGCACGTCATTTAATTGGGTATTCTAACACTATTGTTCAGATACGTTTTAATCAAGAAAAAGGATGTCCGACGTGGCATGTTCGTGACCCGTTAACAGCGTATCCGTCTAATTTACGTGGCGCTGATAATATGACTCCTTCTGATTGCGTGTTTGGATATGAACGTTCGTATGGTTGGGTTAGAAAATCTTATCCTGAAGCTGCTTTGCGGTTTGCTGGCGTTTCTAACGCTCCGTTAGATAATGATAAACCGATTGAACTTATTGAGTATGTGGACCATGAAGAGTATGTGCTTGTAGCGGTCCGGCATCCAGCTAATAGCGTTGGCATGTATTCACGTAATAATGATACTGGGCCTGTTGTTGCTGAGTTAGAACGAACACCTAACCCTACAGGGGTATGCCCTGTTATTATGGCAGAACGTATTTCTTTAGATCAACCTAACGGCCAGTTTGATGGCATTCTTGGGATGTATCAACAGCAGGCAAAACTTATGGCGTTGGAAGTGATAGCCGTTCAGAAAGGTATTTTTCCTGATACGTGGCTTGTTGGTCGTGCTGGTGAGCAACCAAATATTGTTAATCCTGCGAATGGTTTAACTGGAGAAGTTGGTGTTATTCGTGGCGGTGATTTAAGAGATATGCAATTAAATGTAGGGTTTATGACGAACCCTGCGATTGATCGTTTGGAAAGGGCGCAACGTTTAACTGCTGGTGTCCCTGCCGAATTTGGTGGAGAATCTACTAGCAATATTCGTACTGGTCGTCGTGGCGACGCTGTGCTTTCTGCGGTTGTTGATTTTGCTGTGCAAGAATCTCAAAAAATACTTGCTCGTTCTTTAGAAGCAGAAAATAAAATAGCTATTGCTATGGCTAAATCGTATGCTGGCAATAAATCTAAATCGTTTTATGTTTCTATGAATAAAGTGAAAGGCAAAGTAGATTATGTCCCCAACAAACATTTTACAACCGACGACAACGTTGTTTCGTACAGTCAGGCTGGCGCTGATATTAACAACCTTGTTATCGCTGGTGGTCAACGTTTGGCTATGGGTACAATGTCGAAAGAATCGTTTATGAAAATAGATCCTCTTGTTGAGGATGTTGAAGCTGAACTTGATTCTGTTACTGCGGAACAATTAGAAGGAAGTTTGCTTGCTAGTTTGCAGCAACAAGCAGCAGGAGGGGCAATACCGCCTTCTGATCTTGCTCGAATTATTGATCTTGTTAAATCAGATAAAGCTGAACTTGCTGAAGCTGTTGAAAAAGTACAGCGTGAAGCGCAAGAAAGGCAAGCCACAATGGTTTCGCCTACATCCCCTGAAGCACAAGCTGGTATAGCCCAAGCCGGAGCAGGAGCAGAGGCAATGGCTAGTCCACCTCCTCCTGCTCAAGGTGGGGCTGGCGGTTTGCGTGAGTTGTTAGGAGCGTTGTAATGCCTAGAAAAGGTAAAGGACAAAAAATACAAACTGTTGCTGACCAACAGTATGGTAAAGTTAAAGAGCAACGTGAAGCGCAAGCTGTTGTTCCTTTGCCACGGATGGAAGAACCTCCTAGAGTTGCTATGAAAGCTGGTGAAGTTCCTTTTAATAGGCCGACAGAACGACGCAATGAATCTGTGTTAACTCCTCAATCGACAAGACCTGCGAGTAGACCAATATCGGCAACACGTAAATTTCAAATGTTGACTTCATTGCCTGTTTTAGAAAAAATGGCTTCTCAACGAGATGCTTCACCAGAGTTGAGGCAAATAGTTCGTGAGATGCGTGTAGCGATTGGACCTATAGAAGAACTAGGTTCGTAACGTGGGCTTGTACGATTATCTTAAAGACAAAGCAGGCGACGCACAAAATCTTCTTGACAAGGTTATTCCTGACCCGATACAAGAAGCAGCAAAAAGTGTTCCTATTTATGGGGAATTGTTTCAACCTCAACGTGCTGTTACTGAAACGCTTAGACCTTTTGTAGCCACTACTAATCTTTTTCGTGGCGCTGGAGGCACAGTTGTTGTAATAGGTAAAAACCTTTTATTTGATAGTGGAAGACAAATTTTTGGTAATGGCGACAGAGTAGCTCTTTGGGAAGACCCGTTAGCTGCAATAATTCAATACGGTAGAGAAGACATAGCACGTGATATTTTAGGTTTACCTCTTGACCCTGAAAATGAAGGCATGGGATCTGGCTATGGATTGTTTGCCCGTAAAGGTTTAGGTGGCGGTACTTTTGGTTTAGTTCCAGAAGAAATACGTGATGTTACAAGACCTGCTGTTCAAGAAGGCGTAGAAGGTTTGCATTGGGCTTTTAATAATTTAGTAGATAATCCATTGTCAATGACATTTACGATGATAAATAGAGTGCAAAACGCAGCAGGAAATAACCCTTTAAATTTGCTTGATTACAATACGTACAGTGTTTTATTTGACGCTAACGAATGGAAACAAGCATACGATGTTGCATGGGTTCAAGAACGTTCAGCAGGTCAAGCGTTAGCTACTGGTGTATATGCAATAGATCCATTTGATGAAGAAGCTTATAACGCTATTAAAACAAACGATTTATTTACTGTTATTTCAGGTACAGCAGATTTAATTAAAGAATGGAAAGATCCTTTAGAAAGAGCTATTAGAGGAACTAAAAACATATCACGTGGTGAAACGGCAATAGTTAAGTTAAACGACGCTGGAGATCTTGTAAGAATATATGATTATGGTGTTCCGTTTATGCCAGTTCGTCAAGCTATGCCTAATAAAATATGGGTTGTTGAAGGAACTGGCAATGTTCGTAAAATTGTTTACGATAAAGATATAACAACGTCAGCGATTCAAAAACCAGATAGTTTAACGCCTCCTCAAGGGATGGTTTCTAAAGTTAAAGATCGGTTTAATAAGCCTAATAATTTAACTGAACAAGATTTAGCGTTGCGTAAAACTGTTACAACTGAACAAGCTAAAGGTATGGCTGAAAGCAAATGGTTTAATGACACGTGGAATACGGTTATGGACGCTGTTCCTGATAATAAATTTTCTGCACAGTATAAGTCTAGTAAGATTGTTTCTACTAACGCTGACCAAACATTAATTAATGAACGTGGTGTTCGTTGGAGACAAGCTGCTGGTAGGAAAAATAATACTAAATTACCTGAGCGTGTGCAGACAGCGTTAGCTACTGCTCCTAGTAAACTTGCTGCTCAAAGAATTTTGCGTGAGTATTTAGGCGATACAACTGTTAAGGGTGAAATAGCAGAAGTTATTAGGCAAGCTGGCGCTGTTTTAATAGATAGTGATTATGGTAAGAAAATTAAATTATTAGATGACGTTGATCGTGCTATAACTAGGGCAAGAAAACGTATTAACGGTACTAACGGTAAAATATCTACGTTAAGAAATAGGATTGAAAAGTTACAAGAAAAACGTGAATTAATTTCTACAAAAGTTTTGCCTGTTGAAATACAACAAGCACGTAGAATTTCTGATTCGTTTGAAGGTGGTATTGAATCTGTAGATGCTACTCGTCGGCGTATTCTTAAAACTAGGCGTGCTGCTAATACCAGAGAAATAAATGCTCTTAAACAAGAAATAGAGGATTTAAAAGTTGAACGGGTTAAAGATGAAAATTTTGTTCGGGAAGAATCTGTTAGAAACGATGCGTTAGAAGCGGAATTAAAAATTGAAGGTCAAGTTTTTAATGATGTTCATTGGGAATACCATTTTGATTTTTATAATCAGATTAAAGTATCGCAACAAAAGAAAGTTACTTTAGATGCTAACGGTGATGTGTCGCTTCCTAAATCGCAAGTTAATGAATGGGATGATTTAGATAGAATTACTGCTCAAATTGTTGTAGATAAAATTGTTGAAGATGCTTTGTTGGCTGACAATATTGTTAAATCTGTTGGCAATAGAAAAATTTATCAACCGATTGGTGTAGTTCATAGGAATCATTTAAATAAAGTAAAAGAAACTACTGGCAATAAATTTACGTCTAATCATGACACTGTTGTTACTACTTTTGATAAGGCGTATTCAAATCCGTCTGTGTTTTTGCCTTTGGGAATAAAGGCTTTAAAAATATTTACTAGCCGTGTGCCTCAAGGCTTAATCCATTTTACTGATTTAGGTGGGCAATCTACGATTATGTTTGAGCGTGTTATTGAAGACGCTTCAGAATTTGTTATTGGTGGGAAAAGATTGCTTTCTGAAAAAGAAGCTGTAGAGATTTTAGGCAAATGGAATGAATATGTTTTTAAAGGTGAAGATTACTCAACGTTTGTTGAATATTACACAGCAACAATGAACAAATTGGTTTACAGGGCTGAAGGCATGATGCGTAAACAAGATATTAAAATTTATGACGATACAGGCGCATTAGTTGATATACCTAAAGACTATCTTGTTAAGCAATTAAATGGCGCTCAAAAAGATTTTCTTAATAGGTTAGATAATAAAGAATTTAAACCTATTGATATGAGTGAAACTAAGTACACTGTTGATGAAACTGGGATGCGTGGCAAACGTATATACGATAAAGATGGTCAACTTGTAACAGAACGTAAAGCGTATACTGAGGAGCATACGTATACTAACGTTCCTGTTAATGAAGGCATACATACGTATACGTATAATTTAAGTTTAGCTCAGTTAGCTGAATGTTCTATTATTCCTAGATTTGATTTGTTGCAACGTGAAATTAATAGATCAATGAATAGAACTGATTATTTTGGTAGCGGTAAACGTGGAACGCAAAAAGAAGGAAAGTTAGTAGATCTTAAACGAAGCAAATACGCTAAGGCAGTTCCTGTGGCTGCTAAAGGTTTACAGGAAGTTTGGACTGCTGGTAAATTGTTAACGCCTCGTTGGACTGTGCGTGTGTTAACTGATGAAAAGTTGCGTGCTGCTGCTGTTATGGGAGTACTACCTATGTTAGGTACGCTTAACAAAGGGTTTAATCGTTGGGTTCAAAATATGCAGGCACGTGGTTTGAATTTGACTGATGAAGGTTTTTCTGTTGCGTTGCGAAATGAATTAAATAAAGATTTTGCAAAAAGTAAAGACGTGCCAAAAGTTTCTGATGATGCGACGCTAATAGATATAGTTAAATTTGTTGAAGAACGAGGTTTAAATTTAGAAGCTGTTATGGATAGTGCTTCTGCTCGTTATATAGAAGACGCTTTAAGAGCTAAAGAAGAAGCTACTAAAATAAGCCCTTCACGTAGAAAAGGTCTTGGTGTAACTGCACGTGCGCTTGTAGGGGGTATGGTTAATCCTTTGCTTGGGGCTGGTTGGGGTTTTAGATATTGGAAAAACCGTACTAAGAATTTACAAAAGTATGCTGTTAAAAGTTCAGCAGCGCAATTAGCGAATGCGTTTCAAATTGACGCTGCACGTATAATAGGAGAAGCAGCAGATGATATAACTGTTATAGAACTTGCTGAACGTTTAAGTTCTAGTGGCGATCAGTTGTTAAAAGATTTAGCGTGGCTTGAAGATGAATATAATTTTGGTTTGTCTTGGGCTGATAAAGATAAGGTTGTTAGTTTATTTGACCAAGCTGATATGTGGTGGGAAAAAGCTGGTTACCCTAGACAAACTATTGGTAATAGAACTTTTGGTAATGCGTGGGGTTCTGATTTAAGGTTCCAACGCATGTCTCAAAGGCAGTTATCTAGCGCTAATAGTCTTGACACATCTATGCGTGGGCCTGTTGCTGCTGCTAAACGCCAAATAAATGAAAACATAGGTGAAGGATGGGAAATTGTTGATGTTCTTAAAGAAGGTGTTACTGCTTCTCAGATGAGAACAGCGTGGACACGTACTTATATGCAGATGTCACGTACAGGTACTAACGAAATATCATTTTACAACATTATGTATAATGACAGTTTGTCTCACGTGCAAAAAGTTGAAGCTATCGCTGCTTTAATTGAAAACACGCCTCGTTTGCAACGTAAGTATCAAATAAAAGGTTATGAAGGAAAAGGCGCTGATAGAAAAATATTTAAAGAAATAGCTGAAGACGCTATTGATGAAGTTAATGATTTTCTTCCTCCTGAATATTTCCCTGATTTGCGTGCCAAGGTGCGTGCAGGTGAGGAAATTAGTTGGGATGATGTTAAATCGACATTAACTGATCCAGAGTTTATAGCTAGACATGGATTTGATGGTAGTAAAGCTAACGAAATTATTGCTCAAATTCGTATAAAAGATAACTCTTCACGTGGAGGGTTTGGTAAAGCTAGAGATTCTATTAGTCAACCATCAGCAAAACAAGAAGGTTTTATAAAATGGACACGTGATTTGATTGATAAAACATTTCAAAATCTTGGCACAGGCGCAGCAGATGATATTTCAAGAGGACCATTTTTTGAATCTAGGTATAGGACGCATTTAATAGATAGCGCAGCGCCTTACGCTAAAGCTGACGGCACGTATGATTTAACGCCTGCTGATATTATTCGTATGGAAGACGAAGCACGTAAAGCAGCTTTTAAAGATACTAGAGAAGTTATGTATGAGCTAGCTGAACACAGCGAATTTGCTGAAATGGTTGGTTTTATGTCGCCGTTCTTTAATGCGTGGCAAGAAGTTATTGGCAGGTGGGCTGGGCTAGCTATAGAAAACCCTGCGTTTGCTTACAAAGGTGTCCGGTTGTTTACTAAAGATGATGTTGAACTGCCGATCCTAGGGTTGACACAAGAAGAAGATCAATACGGAAATTTAAATGTTGTGTTTAGACCTAAAGATAGCGCTCTTGCATCGTTGTTAGTTAATCCTAAATTTACTAATAGTATTAGTGACGCTGCTAATCAGGTGTTGCCTAGTTCTCCTATTGGTAGTGTCGGTGAGCTTGTTGACGAGGTTGGAATTAAGTTAGATAAAGATGGGTTGTTTACGATGTTGACTAAAACAACTCCTAGTGCTGGCCCGTTTATTACGTTGCCTTTACGAACGTTTATGTTTGATTTTAAAAAACCTGAAATAGAAGAAGTTGCTGGATGGATGTTCCCATTTGGCCATCCAGATGGAAACTTTGCTGAACGTTTGATTCAAGAATTTACTCCGTCATGGGCCGATCATTTATACTACACAGCGTTAGATCCAGATAACCCTTTCCGTTTTGGCAATAAACAAAACTACGGATTGACCATGATTGATATGGTGACTTACCTTGACGTTAAAGCTAGAGAAGCAGGAACTCCTTACGACTACACTGACCCTGAAGTACAAAGTAGTGTTATAGCTAAAGCTGAAGAAATGACACAAAGTGTCGGGTTTTTAAAGTTTCTTGCAACTACTGTAATACCTGTAGCTTCTGCTGAAGGTTCTCCGTATGAACCGTATATTATAAAATTAAATGAATTAGAAGAACATGGTAGAGCTTTAGGTTTAGAACCTGAATGGGCTGTTAATCAATTCCTTAATCTTTACGGCGAAGAGTTTTTCTTTCTAAGCGGTAACGCAACTAGAAATGCTAAAGGTGTTGCTCCGACAATAGAGTCGTTTAAATTATCTCAAGAACATAAAGATTTTATAGAAAAATATCCTGTAATGACTTCTGTTGTAACTAATTCTTTGCGTGTTAGCGCTATTGAAGATGGGGCGTTTTCACCGGCTGTTCAACAAATTTTTATGAATGAAGGATGGCGTGAAATTTATACGCCTGAAGAATTTATTAAACAGACAGAAGTGTCACGTGGGTATACTGAATTAAACGCTTGGAAAGATAGCCCGATAGATGGTGTAGAAGGAAGCCCGTCTTATAATCAGTTGTTGTATGCTAATGATGGGTTAAGTAATTCGCCTTCTGCTGCTGTTCATTCTGGTTTGAAGCTATATTATGATCTTAAAAAAGCAGAACTTAGTGAAAAATATCCGTTGTTTGGTGAAGCGATTGAAGAATTTAGTTCTTCTAATTATATTGCTGAGGTGATGGAAGGCGCTAGGGCTTTGGTTGAAGAACCGTCGTTAGCGTATAAGCCTTGGATTGGTAGCCTTGTAGAGTATTTAGATATTCGGAACGATTTTGAAAATGATTTGAGAAGGTTGCCTAGTAGTTCTTTGGAAGCTGATAACAATAGATTATTAATGTATGAGTGGGATCAAGTTAGATCTGAGTTTGCTACTAGGCCAGATTTTGCTTTGTTTTATTCAAGGTTTTTAGAGAATGATCTTATTCCCAAGAACAGTTGGGCAGACTAGGATAGTGTTATGGAGTTAAGCGATAAAGCTAAAGATAATTTAAAAAGAGTATTCGGCGACAACGTAGGTGAGCAATATATTGCACTGTATGAATCTGTTGAAGATTCTATAATTTTTAAACAAATTGAAAAAAGTTGGGAAACTGATTTTGCAAGTACCGAAGAATATGATGCAAACTCGTTGCTTACACAACCGGAAATACTTGGAGTTTTTAATCAAACAATTCTTGAAAATAAGAAATTAATAGAACTTAGTTCAGTAAATCCTGAAGGTGTTACTAAAGATGAATTAGATAGTTTTCTTATAGAGGTAAGAGACAGCGATGAGTTTAAAAGTGTTTTGTCGTTAACTACTCCTACTTTGGGAACAATTAATCCTGAAATGGTTAGAGAAGGATTTATCCCTGAAGGCACAGAAGGGGTAGTAGCACCAGCTACGTCTTTGGGAGTTAGACCTACACCAGAAACTACTTATAGTACTGATGAGGAAGAAGCGTTAGCTGAGCTTTTTTCTGAAACTGATGAATGGTTTATTAAAGAAAATATAGGTGAAGTACTTAATTATTTGCCAGATGACCAGAAAGCATTAATAGCTATTGAATTAGCGTTTGTCGGTATTGGCAATATGGGCGATATTTTTAAGTCTGATGGTTCGTTTGACAATATTGCGTTTAATAACCAGATGCTAGAAGCGTATAGAATGATGGAAATTGCTAAACCTACGTTGCCTGTTACTGATGTAGATAATATTCCAGTAGCTGCCCAGTTTGGTACTGGTGATCCGACAACGTTTAATATTTTAACTGGTCAAAGCGGAAGAACAGTAGAAGAAATACAGGCTTTATTTGAATTAGGTATAAGCCAAGAACGAGAACAAGAAGGTTACAAAGATTACGACCCTGTGTATTTAATGGATGCTGTTAATAACAAAGCTGGCCAGATGTTAGGTATTGAATTAACAGAAGCGCAGAAACGAGCGTTTGTTGTTTTTATGAAAGAAACGGTTGACCATTATTATATGGATAATATGCAAATGCCTATGGTAGATTCTCAAGCTAAAAAGTTTGTGCAAGAAGAGTTCCCTAAATTGTCTCTAGCTGAAGCTGAGGGTTCGACTATTAGAGCTATTGAAGCTGCTGTTAGGAATATGTAATGATAGATTTGGGTTATGTTTTTGCGTTGGTTGGTAGTGTTGCTGATGGGAGGCACTATGGCTGTACCTGATATTGATTGGAACCAGCTTGAGCAGATAGCTGAAACTGATTCTGAGTTGCGTTCAGCTTTAGATGTTGTTACTGCTCGTATGCCGGAACCTGCATCTACGCCGGAACCTGCATCAAGTCTGGCTACTGAATCAGACCAGCAAGCAAAGGCTTTGTTGCTTGCTCATGAAGGCGATAAATTTGATTCACGTACACAACGTCATTATGTGTATGAAGATTCAGAAGGCAAACCGACAATAGGTTATGGGCATCTTGTTAGAGATGGAGAAAATTTTTCTGGTGGTATTACTGACGAGCAGGCTTTAGCTTTATTTGACAAAGATTTTCAGATCCATAAAGAAATTTTGTTTGCAGAGTTAGCGTTAAATGAAGGTTCAATGTTTGCTAACAGTAGTTATTCTGAAGCTGGCAATAATTGGCAATACGCTTTTTTACACCCTATTGTTGGACAAAACATTAACTATATTGACGGTGGAGAATTAAGTGTTACTGCTGATGATAATGGCAATACTACGATTAGTGGTTTTGCTAACAGGGAAGAATTGTTAGCTGCTGGGCAAGCACGTTATGAGCAAATGCCTGCAAACGTTCAAGCTGCTGTTTTGTCTGTTACGTATAATTATGGGTCAACTGGTCCGCAAACTATTCGTGAAGTCAATAAAGCTATAGATTCTGGAGATTATGTTTCATTAGCAAACCATTATAAAACAACATTAGCTAACGAGAATCAAGGTAAATTACGTAATAGGCGAAATGACGAAGCTAATCTTATTAGTATTGGTAAAAGCGTGCAGGTTAGGCAGAGCGCTGAAATGAAAGGTAGTACTCTTAATAGGCTTAATGTCCCTGATGTGTTTGGTGGGTCGTATGGCTTGGTCGCTCAAGATATGTCAACATTTGAACAAGCTGGGAAAACAACTCCAGTTCAGCGTGGCGCTCAGAAATCAAGTAGCAGCGGACCATTTTTAGGGGTTCCGCTTTCTGCGGATACGTTAGGTGATGCGATTGGCTTAAGCGAACAATACGGTGCGTTTGGTTTCTTTATGTATGACCGTAATGAAAGAGGGGATTTATTTATAGGGGTTGATATTAATGGCAATCCTGTTGCATATAACGATCCTTCAGCTTTAACACAAGTAGACGTTGTTAGTTATATAGAAACAATGACTAATATAGATCCGACAACAGATATAGCAAAAACGACTCAAATTCCGAGTTTGTTGCGTAAAACTCAATGGGGGATGGAAAATAATTCACGTATGCGTGAGTTCGATGTCGAGTATCAAAAGAAGAGTGAGGCAGATCGTTTAGAATTTTTGCAAGCGACTATCGATGAAGTAAGCGATGGCTTTAGAGCGATTGGGTATGATTTAACTGACCAAGAAATTTATGATGTAGCTTATAATTTTCAAAGGTTACATGGTCCTGTCACACAAGCAAATACTGATACGTTGTATAAAACTATTTTTGCTGCGGTTGAAAATAAAGAAATGGTTAATGAGTTAAATGAATTTGAAGGAATGGTAGAGAATACTTTAGTGGATGCTGGTAATTATTATTTAACTATGGATGAAGATGAAGCTAGAGGATATGCAGAGCAGTTGCTTACTGGTGATTTAAGTCAAGCAGAACTTACACAAATATTGCAAGCAAAGGCAGCTATAGCGTATCCGCATCTTGCAGAACAAGCTACAGAGTTAGGGGTAACTCCTAAAACATTGCTTGGCAATACTGAAGTTCGTATTGAAAATTTGTTAGGTAAGAAAGTTGATTTGCGTGATAGTCAATGGAATCCGGTTATAAATTATGTTGATGATTCAGGTAGGCCTAGGTTGATGACTACTTGGGAAGCAGAAAATTATGTGCGATCTACTGAAGATTATTTAGGTAGTAACAAAGGGCAAGAAAAGATATATAGTCTTGTTGATGCTTTAGCTGATTCGTTTGGAAGGGTTTAGATATGGCAAATGGACCGTTTTTAGGAGTTCCTTCGCAAGAAGAAATTGATGCAAACATACAACAAGGAAGTCAATTTGCGCTTGATTCGGTCAGGTCGTTTGATGCGGAAACAGATGAGCCGTATGTAGCGCCAAATCCTTTTATAGATCAAAATACAACAGTACCAGAATATAATGCAGACGAAGCATACGAAATACTTGAATCGTTATTAAATCAATATAATTTACCTTTATCTTTAGTAGATCAAATTAAAGAATGGGTTGCTTTAGATCTTTCAGTTCAGCAGATGACAATTCGGTTACGAGGAACAGATGAATATAAAGATCGGTTTGCTGGTATGGCTCTCCGTAGAGAAAACGGTTTGAATCAAGTTTCAGAAGATAGATACCTTGAATTAGAAAGTAATTACGCTAGTGTTTTAGCTGAATTTGGTTTGCCTAAATCTTTTTATGATTCGCCTGAAGATTTTGCGTCTTTTATAGGCAACGATGTTTCGCCTGAAGAATTTGCTACACGTACAGCGTTAGCAGCGCAAGCAGTATCAGAAATTGACCCTAATTTAGATGAAGAGCTACGGCGGTTGTATCCAGAAATAGACGACGGAGATTTAATATCGTATTTCTTAGACCCTGATAGGGCCGTTACTTTAATGGAATTAAAACTGCAAATGACCGCTGCTGGGTTATCTTCTACAGCTAAAAGCACTTTAGGTGAAGGGTTTAGTACTGGTGTGGCTGAACAGTTAGCTAGGCAACCTGATGTGCAACCAGTTTCAGTGCGTGCTTTAGCATCTAGCGCTGGTTTAACACAGTCTACGTTAAGAAGCGAAGGCGTTTCTGTTGATACGTTAGCTTCTTCTGCTTTTGGTTTAGACGCTGATGACGCTACTTTAGTTAGGCGTATACGTGAAAGAAGGCAACAGACGCAACAGTCTGGAGCTGGTGGTTTGTTGCAACAAACTGGTGCTTCTGGGCTAGGCGCTGCACAAATGGCTTAGGTTGTAGACACAAACCTTAATTCTTTATATATTTATATTTGTGATCTGCCCCATTAAGAGGGTGAGCCGTTCACACACAAAAAAAATTAACTCCGCTAACATGCCACCGTTGTTAGCGTGTACCAGAGGTGAGTGACATAATGGAAAATGAGTCTACAGAAACCGAAGAAGTTTCTAGTACTGAATCCAAACCAAATTGGCGTAGAGAACTTGAAGCGAAAGCTGCGAGGGCTACTGAGCTTGAAGCGCAAGTTGAGCAGATGCAACGTAAAGAAGTGTTCCGTGATGCTGGCTTAGATCCATCTAATAAGATGACTGAGTATTTCATGAAAGGCTACGAAGGCGAGCTATCTGTTCAAGCGATACAAGCTGAGGCTAACGATGCTGGGTTGTCTGCTATGACGACTACAGCTAGTATCGGCAATTTGGCAGAGCAGCAGGCGCAAGCAGATCAGTTTGAAACGGAGCGTAGAATCCAACAAGCTGGCGATGATGCTGGTCCTGTGGCAGATGCTAACCTTATTGAGTTAATTAAACAAACTAAAAACCCTGAGGAATTACGGGCGATTTGGGAAGCTAATGGCGGTACTTGGAACGCAATGGTGTAAGTAGGCTCCAAACTTAATTGGAGAAACTACAATGGCAACTACAGGAACGGGACAAGTAAGTTCCGATACCGCCGCATTTGAACAGTTAGCGTATTTCGCTCTCCGTTCACAACCTATGTTTGAGATGGTATGTGACGTAAAGTCAACTAACCAGTCTCATGCAGGTGCTAGCGTACAATTCAACATTTATAGTGACCTTGCCCAAGCTACATCAGCTCTCACTGAAGCCAGTGACGTAAGTGCTGTTGCGCTTGGTGATTCAACGGTTACTGTAACTCTTGCTGAATATGGTAACGCTGTCACCACAACCGCTAAACTCCGTGGAACCAGCTTCTTAAACGTAGACGCTGACGCTGCGAACATTATCGGTTACAACATGGCCAACAGCCTCGACAATATCGTTCACGGTATTCTTGTCGCTGGAAGCAACGTGCTGTACGGTGGCGATGCCACAGCTACAGGAGAACTAGCAGCAGGCGATATTATGACCGCTGCTCTTGTCCGTAAAGCTGTTGCTAATGCCCGTGCTGCATCTGCACCTACTTTTGATGGAGGCGTTTACGTTGGATTTATCCACCCTGACGTTTCCTACGATTTACGAAATGCTAGTACGGTAACTGACGTAATCGCACACCAAAACCAGCAAGACGCTGGCGCTATCCGAACAGGTAGCATTGGTGTTTATGGTGGTGTTGACTTCATTGAAACCCCACGTTTGGACATTGGTACAAACGCTGGTGCTTCTAATGTTGACGAGTATGAAACCATTATCTGTGGTAAGCAAGCTATGGCAAAAGCCGTTAGCCGTGCAGCCGGATTTGGTGAAGACCCCAGTGTCGTATTTGGTCCTACAACTGATCTCCTCCGACGTTTCAACCACGTTGGCTGGTATCACCTTGTTGGGTACTCACGATTCCGTGAAGCATCCATCAGAAGGATTGAATCTTCATCCTCAATAGGCGCTAACTAATAGCTCCTAACGATAGTTTGGGAAGGCTAACTTTACTGGGAGGTTGGCCTTCCCTCTATCTTTTAATGTGTTAGTATATTATTATTAACGGTTATGGAAGACGAACAAGTAGATGTGGTTATAACTGCTGAGACGATACAAGCCAGTGTTGTAACTGATAAGGAGAACGCTGATGGCTAGCGGACTTTATGGGATAACGTTCCTAAACGCTTTAAAAAATACTCTTGCGTTAGATTTAGACAGCGACACTATTAAAATAATGTTAGTTACGTCGTCGTATACGCCTGATTTTGGAGCGCACGATTTTAAAGCTGATGTAAGTAATGAAGTTTCTGGAACTAATTATACTGCTGGTGGTAATACGTTAAGTAGTTTGGCTTTAACTCAGACAGGTGGCACTATTAAGTTTGATGCTGCCGATACGTCATGGTCATCTGCGACGATTACAGACGCTAGAGGCGCTGTGATTTATGACGATTCTTTAACTGATGATCCTCTTATTGCGTACATTGATTTTGGTGCTGATTTCTCGTCGAGTAATGGCACGTTTACGATTGCGTTTAATGCTGGTGGTATTTTTACGATTGATTTAACTCCGTAGGAGGGTGAATGGCTGCAACAAATTATCCAAGTAGTTTAGATAGCACAAGTAATCTTCCGAGTAGTATCTCTGAAACTGCTAATCTTAATTCACCTAATCATGCTGATATGCATGAGGTTACCAATACGGCGATTGTTCAAATTGAGGAGAAGGTAGGTACTGGTGATACTACTGCTTCTACTGGCGCTGTTCTTATAGGTACTGGTTCTGGGGCTTCTGCTTGGGATACGTCACCTACGTTTCTTGGCGATGTAACTGTTGGCGTTAATGATACTGGCCATGACGTTAAGTTCTTTGGTGCTTCTGCGGATCATTGGATGCTTTGGGATCAAGCGTATGATGCTTTAGTTCTAACTCAAGATAGCGGTATATATTTTTATGATAGAGGTGGCGAAAGAATTGTAGCTGCTGGTGATGGGCATTTAACTATGGATGCTGGTACTACGTTGGATTTCACAGCACCAACGATTGATTTGAATGCTTCTACAATAGTTACTATAGATGGTGACGTTGACCTTAACGGCGCTTTAGATGTTTCTGGCACTTTAAAAGTTGCTAATGGGTCTGACAGCGCCCCTTCTTTAACGTTTGCTAGTGACCCTGATCTTGGTTTTTTTCGATCAGCAGCAAACAACATGGGTTTTAAAGCTACGTTACCTACAGTTACAAGTTACACAACGTTACGTCGAGGAGAAGACGCTAGTGGCAGGACGTTAGTAATAGGTGCAGATAGTTCGTCAAAACGGTATAAAGAAAATATTGAAAACTTTACCAAATCAGATTGGGAAAATGTTTACAATTTACAAGCTGTAAAGTTTAACTGGAAAGAAGAAATAAACGCACAACGTACACGATCATTTGGTTTAATAGCAGAAGACGTAGCCGAACAAATCCCAGAACTAGGCGTTTACCGTGTTGTCGATAGTGAAGGCGACACACCTGTCGTTGACTCAGTAAACTACGAACAACTATGCGTGTATTTGCTTGAAGTTGTTAAAGATCTAAATAGCCGTTTAGAAACATTGGAAGGATAATAATGGAACTCAGCCCAGTAGAGATACTTCAAGAAGTAGAAAGACAATTTCCGCTACAACTACAAATCTGCGTACAAGCAGTACAAATTAGAAAGTTACAAGAGCCACCAGAAAATGATACCGACGACGAATAGCAGTATAAATACTAAACTTTTACACCCTGAGTTTAAACGCAGGTTAGAAGCGTTTTTTGCAGATGATAGAATCTCTGGCCGTGTCAAGGTGGTATCTGCTGTGCGTACTTATGCACAACAAAAATACTTGTACGACGGATACAAAAGCGGTAGGGCAGGTTTTAACCTAGCAGCTAACCCTGACCGTAAAACAGCGTCAGGCTTTCAGGGTTCGTATCACATGCAGCAACCAGCGTTTGATAACTGGGGTTATGCCGTTGACTTTAGAATTACTGGGCGTGGTATCAGTACTTCTCAAGTAAACGCTATAGCTAAATCTTATGGTATGGTTGCATACGTTAGAGGAGAGTGGTGGCATCATCAGCCTTGCAAGGTAGTTAAGGGCAAGATTCAGTGGTTTGATGCTCCGGCTTTGAAGGGAACGAAAGCTAAGAAGAAAGTTAAGCAAGACCTTAAGGGTATCGGCGCTGCGTTAGCTGAAATAGAAGATTTGATTCGACGACACCCATTAAAGAAGGGTTCTAAGGGGCAGCCTGTGAAAGTAGTTCAAGGGCTTCTTGGCAATAAAGGGTTTTATCGGTACAAAGTTGATGGAGATTTTGGAAGGCTTACGCATAAGGCTGTTGTGGAGTTTCAGAAGCGTCGTCTATTATATGTTGATGGAATCGTTGGTCCTAATACTTGGAAGGCTTTATTAAGAAAATGAAAGAATATCTAGATTTACTTGAACGCTGCGGAGCGACTTTCGTACAAGCAGCAGTAGCCACGATCAGTGGTAACTCTTTCCTTGAGATGGGCGTAAGCAACTGGAAACTTGTTGTAGCTTCTGGTTTTGCTGCCGTGTTATCTGTTCTTAAAGGTTGGGCTGCTACTAAAGTTGGAGATAGTTCATTCTCGTTGGTTGGTCGTAAGACTCAGCCTGAGGAGATTCTTTACGGAGAAGAATAGGGGTTTTGTATGGCTACAAATTTCCCTAGTAGTTTAGATACTTCGACTCAGCAGCCGACGATTGCTGCGTCGGATGAGATGGATGATTCTGGTAAGGAGCATGATGTTGTTCATACGAATCATTCTGGTGCGATTATTGCGTTAGAGACGAAGTTGGGTACTGGTGATTCTAATGCTGTTGCTGATGCTGTGCTTATGGGTACTGGTTCTGGTACGTCTGCGTGGGATACTTCTCCTACGTTTAAGGGTGCGCC